GTTTTCTAACCTGGGAAAAGATCGCAGTGGATATGTGTTACACCATCCACCATCTCTACAAAATGCATAACGCCGCCTTGGAAGTTTGCAGTAAGATTTTAAATCAGGATACCTAAAACCATAGAATGATACCCACCGCATGTGATTATATGTAAAATGGAGGTTTATAAAAATGAGCTACCGTGAAGCTAAAGAAGACAACATCAGAATCTCAAAAGCTGGAAGGATGACCTACTACTTCCCCCACTGCCGCTTCTGTGGGGATGAAGTAAAATCCTTAAACTATCTCAGGGACAGACACTATATCTGTAAGGAATGTAAGCCCCACAAAGAAGTCCTATTAAAAACTGGTATCTTTGATTAGTTGGATACCAAATAACATAGAATGATACCTACGATGTGTGCTTATATATAAAGTGAGCCACAATGTAAACAAGCCTTCATGGGAACACACCATGAGGGCTTTTCTTATGCCCAAAAGGAGGTGCAATATACCGAAATCCAAACGGGAATTGTTTATCGATGAGAGTCTTCCTTATGGATATGAAAACTTAATCTCTTGACAATAGTACGGTTTCGCACTATAATATATTTAGTGCGAAACCGTACTATTTTAAGGAGGTCTTGAAATGAATTACAGAGAAACAATGTCACGATTGAATAAGGCACTAAATAATATTGATTCTGCTTATGTTGTTATAGCCAAAAAATATGGATTAACTTTCAATGCTTTAATGACGGTTTGTTTGATTGATGAATTTGATAATGTCACACAAAAACAGATTTGTGATGCGTTGCATCTTCCGAAGTCTACTGTTCATAGTATTTTGTTGGATTTTATAAAACAAGAGTATGTCACTCTTGTAGTTGGGAGCAATAAGAAAGAGAAATTTGTTGTTTTCACTGAAGCAGGAAGTCGTTTTTTCTCGAAAATCCTTGAAGAAATCCAACTATTTGAGGACAAAGTCCTCTCCACTCTGGGAGATGATGCCTGTTCCTTTCTTCTTGAAACAGCCGAAAAGCTCGGTGATATTATCAAGAATGAAATTGCAAGAATAAGTGATAGCGAGGTGTGATAGATGGAAGTGAAAATCAAACAATTACAAAAAAAAGATTTCACCAAGATTATCGACTTTGCTATCGAGGGAATGCACTTTAACAGATATGTTGATAACAAGCTGGCACTTCGCTTATACGGCAGATATTTTTTATACTTAGAGTTGGAGCGTGCCACACAGGTGCTTGCAGCATACATGGGCGACAAACTTGTCGGCATTCTTATGGCTGACTTGAAAAATGAGCCGAAGCAGTATTCCTCTTTTTGGAGAAAGCTTTATGTGAAAATATTCAAGGCTATCATGGCGATTGTAGTTAAAGATGGTCCTAATATTTATGACGAAGCAAATAAAGCCATGCTTAATGATTACTTGAAAAATGCTAATCCTGACGGAGAAATCTGTTTTCTTGCCGCCGATCCTACTATTCAAGGAAAAGGTATCGGAACACTGTTGCTAGAAGAACTTGGCAGACTAGAAAAAGGCAAGCTGATTTATTTGTATACTGATGATAACTGCACTTATCAGTTTTACGAACACAAAGGTTTTGAACGCTCCGAGGAAAAAGAAATCAAAATGGAACTTGGAGGGAAAACCGTACCATTAACCTGTCTACTATATAGCAAACAATTTTGATTAATTTTTAGCATCTGCAACAGCGGGGCTTTCCTTATGCTCGTAGCAATCTGGGCATTTTTAATGCATTTATAGGGAGGCTTGCACATCTTGCAACACTTTGCAACAAGATACCTCTATTGCATTTGTGTTATTGTTTAATTAGGAAAATAGAATGAATCACGAGCCTTCATGGGAACACCCCACGAGGGCTTTTCTTATGCCCAAAGGGGGTGAACCCATGCCATACAAACCTAAGCGTCCTTGTGCTTACCCAGGCTGCGGTCGGCTTGCAGACAGCGAGCAATACTGTGCCGAGCATAAGAAGGTGATAACAAAACACTACAACCAGTACCAACGTGACCCTGCCTCCAACAAGCGCTACGGCAGGTCCTGGAAGCGAATCAGAGACCGTTACATCAAAGTCCATCCTCTTTGTGAGGAGTGTGAAAGGAATGGACGGATTGTAGCTGCTGAAGAAGTGCACCACATCCTCCCTCTCTCCAAAGGCGGTGGCAATGAAACCAGTAACCTGATGGCTCTTTGTAAGTCATGTCACTCAAAGATCACCGCTGAGAGTGGCGACCGGTGGAATAGCAGAAAATGAACGCATCGCTTCGGCGGTGCTTTTCTATTGGAGGGAATCTATGGAACATGAAAAATCTTGTAAGGTGTGTGGGCAGCGTTTCAAGTCAACTGACCCTAATAGGGTATGCTGTTCTTCTTCCTGCGGTCTTTCATTTGGTCGAAGTTCGCAGAAGAAATATTATAAATGCCAGCATTGTGGTAATCCCTTTTGGAGACCCAATGCTTTTAGAATGAAATATTGCAGTAAGAAATGTCAGGATGAAGTCCGTCTTTTAAAATCACAGCAGCTTAAAGATAGTAAAAACACAGCTAAAGAAAACAAGTTTCATCGTCAGTGTTCATATTGTGGTGAAAATTTTACAACACCATACCCAAAGAAAATATATTGTTCACCTGAATGTGGCTATGCCGGAAGTCTTCGATTAAAACGGGAGCAATGGGCAGAGTCTTTTGTTCCTAAAAAAATTATTTGTAAAGAGTGCGGCAATGAATTTTATACAACACTAGGCGAACCCAGAAAAGAATATTGCTGCGATACTTGTGCAGCAAAATATCATCGCAGAATTGAACATCAAACAGACCGTCACAAAAAGTATATGAACAGATTGAAAAATAAAAGAGAAAAACAAATCAGAGAAGCCTTTGTTGAGGAAGTTTCATACTCGCTTCTGTATAAACGTGATCATGGCTTGTGCAAGATCTGTGGTATGCCTGTTCTCTATGATAAATTTATTGATGACAATTGGAGTGGAACTATTGACCATGTGATTCCTCTCTCTAATGGTGGAGAACACTCGATGACAAACTGTCAGCTCTCTCATAGAATTTGTAACTCTCTCAAGTCTAACGATGATGACGAAAGCTTCTCAATCTCTTGGGATGAGAAGTCAAAAGAAAATAATTACTGGTACAACAAATACCAGAGCTATCATGAGTTAGTTCATTCCCCTTCCGTTAGATGGGGTGCGGGTACCTAAATCCCTACAACCTTTCAATCCGGACAGCGGGCTGGGGTGTCGTGTTAAAAAACGCAGATTCAAACGGGGGTATAGCCCCCACTTTGTAAAGGAGGTGTGATCATTGGCAAAAGACGGTACGAACAGAGGTGGCGCTCGTGTTGGTGCAGGGGCAAAAAAGAAACCTCTGGCTGACAAAATAGCCGAAGGCAATCTTGGTGGTAGGAAACTGACGGTGATGGAGTTTTCCGATACGGCAGACCTTGAAGGACAAGAAATGCCTGAACCAAATAAGATGCTTGAAGCCATACAAAAAGATGGTAAGGCTCTGGTGGCAGGTGAAATCTACAAAGCCACATGGCAGTGGCTGGATAAGCGTGGCTGCGCTGCTCTGGTTTCTCCGCAGCTCCTTGAACGGTACGCTATGAGTGTTGCCAGGTGGATTCAATGTGAAGAAGCCATTACTGAATATGGTTTTCTTGCGAAGCACCCCACCACAGGAAATGCCATTCAAAGTCCTTATGTATCCATGGGCCAGAACTACATGAACCAGACCAATCGTCTGTGGTTTGAGATATTCCAGATCGTCAAAGAAAACTGTACTGGCGATTACAAAGGAGCAAATCCTCAGGATGATGTGATGGAAAGACTTCTTTCTGCTCGAAGGGGCAAATAAAAAAAACAGATGGGAGATAATGATATGAGTAAAAACTACAGAACTGCAGAAAGTGTCTGCAAAGGACATCCAGATAAGCTTTCTGATCTAATCGCTGATAGCATTTTGGATGCTTGCCTTCGCAGAGACAAAGCTTCACGTGTGGCTTGTGAGGTCATGGCTACTAAAGGTAAAATCATCGTGGCGGGCGAGATCACCTGCAGCGAAAAAATCAACATCCGCCTTATAGTAAAAAATGTACTTCGCGAGATGGGATACAGTCCTTGGAAATTTACAGTATTTGTGTTTGTACATCATCAAAGTGTAGATATTGCTGCTGGTGTAGATACAGCACTTGAAGCTAGAAATGGAATTATTGATCCATACGGCTTAATCGGTGCTGGTGATCAAGGCACTGTCTATGGATATGCTACCAACGAAACCCGTGAACTGTTGCCTCTACCTTTACTTCTTTCGCATAGAATCGTAAAGCGTATTGATGAATGTCGCAAGGGAAAAATCATCAAGGGTATCCTTCCTGATGGAAAAGCACAAGTCACTGTTGAGTACGACGGGGATAAACCTATCCGCGTAAAGACTGTAGTAGTTTCTGTGCAGCACCACGAAGATAAAACTCAAAAGAGATTAGAATCAGATATCTTAAACAACGTGCTCTGGCAGTGCTTTGAGGACTTCCCACTGGATGATGATACAGAAATTCTCATCAATCCTTCAGGCAGATTTGTTGAGGGTGGTCCTGCTGCTGATACTGGGCTAACTGGCAGAAAAATCATGGTTGATACCTATGGTGGTCTGGCTTCCCATGGCGGCGGCGCACTCAGCGGAAAGGACCCGACAAAGGTTGATAGAAGCGGTGCTTATATGGCCAGGTACATTGCTAAGAATATTGTTTGGAGCGGGCTTGCTGATAAATGCGAGGTCGCTATTTCTTATGCCATCGGAAAAGCAAATCCAGTTTCAGTTAATGTAACATCCTTTGGCACAGGGAAAATAAGTGACGAAGATTTAAGTGAACTGGTCAAAGAGATCTTTAACTTACGTCCAGCGGCTGTCATTGAAAAGCTCCGCCTTCGAAATGCAATCTACTCTGATACAGCAACCTACGGTCATTTTAACTCATCACTCTTTCCTTGGGAGAACGTGGACTTCAATCTAAATTTAAGAAAGGTGGCGGAAAGATATGAAGATTGAAAAACTGAAAACTAAGTTCTTACTTCCCGCTGACTATAACCCCCGTAAGGATTTAAAACCCGGGGATGCAGAATACGATAAGCTTAAACGCTCCATTGAGCAGTTTGGTTATGTAGAACCAGTCATCTGGAACAAGACCACTGGCAGAGTTGTAGGTGGCCACCAGAGATTAAAAGTGCTCCTGGATTTGGGAATGACTGAAGTTGAGTGTGTAGTCATCGAGATGGATGAAGATAAAGAAAAAGCGCTCAACATTGCCCTTAATAAAATCAGTGGTGATTGGGATAAGGATAAGCTAGCCCTACTTATCGCTGATCTGCAAGGTGCTGACTTTGATGTCTCCCTTACTGGTTTTGAACCTTCTGAGCTGGATGACCTGTTTAAAGATTCCCTGAAAGAAGGCATTCACGATGATGAGTTTGATGTGGATGCAGAGCTGGAAAAACCCGCCATGACAAAACTTGGTGACGTCTGGAAGCTTGGTCCTCATAGACTGGTCTGTGGTGATTCCACCAAGGCAGAAACCTTCACGCTTCTCATGGATGGAAAGCTGGCAAACCTAGTGGTGACAGATCCCCCTTACAATGTAAACTATGAAGGGTCTGCCGGTAAAATCAAAAACGACAATATGGGTGATTCTGCTTTCTATGAATTCCTACTGGATGCCTTTACCAATACGGAAGCTGTCATGACACAGGATTCCTCTATCTATGTCTTCCATGCAGATACGGAAGGGCTGAACTTTAGAAAAGCTTTCTCTGAAGCTGGCTTCTATCTATCCGGCACCTGCATTTGGAAAAAGCAATCGTTGGTCCTTGGTAGATCTCCTTACCAGTGGCAGCATGAACCAGTGCTCTTTGGGTGGAAGAAGAAAGGCAAGCACAACTGGTACGCAGATCGAAAACAAACCACCATCTGGGAATTTGAAAAGCCGAAGAAGAATGGCTCTCATCCAACAATGAAGCCGGTGGCTCTTGTGGCCCATCCAATTCTAAATTCAAGTCTCAGTAACTGCATTGTCCTCGATCCATTTGGCGGCTCTGGTAGTACGCTTATTGCATGTGATCAAACTCAACGAATTTGTCACACCATTGAGCTTGATGAGAAGTTTTGTGACGTTATTGTTGAAAGATTTATTTCTGGAGCACAGTCTTCAGAGGATGTTTATCTAGTTCGTGATGGCAAAGAATACAGCTACAGCGACCTCCCTGAAAATAAATAACACAACTATCGAAAGATAGACTTGCTATTTACATCGCATAGAGTGATATATGTAGTAAGCCAAAAACAAGGAGGTCAATACCATGAAAATCAATTACAACGTAACTGGTAATGAACGAAAAAAGCTGGTAAAGCTTATCAGCGAAATCACAGAGGTTCCCTCAAAATACCTGGGTGTTCCATCCTGCGCTTACCAGGTCGGACCCTACCACATTGGAAAAGACGGAGAACTAACCTTTGACACCGAAGTGGGCCAGGATGATATCAAGACGCTGATGAAAAAACTACAAGATGCAGGGTTTGAAGCTGAGGTGGATGAACCCGCTCCTGCTGAAGCAGAGACCGAGGAAACTGGACTCATCATCCAGATTCCAAAAGACTCCCTCTCCGATGAAGACCTGGAAAAGCTAGCCAAACTGTTAGAGGCAAAAGGCAGCCTCATTAAAAAAGCTCTCAATGTGGATGCACTTCCCATTGAAGCCGATGAGGAACGCATAAGCTTCCCTTGGTTTTCAAAACTGCCAAATCCAGATGAGATAAAAGCCTACTCCCAGTTCATTACAAAGCTTTGTGAGATGGCGAAAACCCAAAAGAGAATCACCGTGAAAGAAAAAGACGTCGATAACGAGAAATACGCATTCCGCTGCTTCCTTCTCCGCCTTGGATTTATTGGAGAGGAATTCAAAACCCACAGAAAGATTCTTCTTCAGAACCTCTCAGGAAGCAGTGCTTTCAAAGGAGGTGCTCAAAGTGAAGCCGATCAGTAAAGAAAGACTGGCCCACCTACGCAAGCAGTACCCCGCTGGCGCCAGGGTCCAGCTCCTTTCGATGGATGATGTGCAAGCATCACCAGCGGGCACAAAAGGCACCGTGTGGGGCGTGGATGACACAGGTTCCATCATGGTTCAGTGGGACAACGGGAGCAGCTTGAATGTAGTTTACGGCATTGATTCCTGCAGGTTAATCGATGAAAAATCCAGGGAGGAGGCATAGCAATGAAGGCACTATTTGGTCGAAAGTTCTACAACCTTAAGGAACTAAAAGAAGCAACTGAAGATGCAAAAGAAGATGGCGTCATTGGCTCTGATTACACTGTGATTCGAGAAGTGGAGCTTACTGATTCAGAATTTAAGAAGTTCACCAGTGATTTTCTAGAGGATCAGCCCTGGATCAAGAAGTCAGATGGCGGCACCAACGAAAAAGGTGAGCTTCGATGCATCAGGGTCATTAACAAAGACACTGGCGAAAAGATATTATCCAGTACAGAAGGCTATGATTATTCGAGGTACACAGCGATTGAAGATTAGATTGGGAGACTGAAAACCTGCTTTATTACTACAGAAATGACTTGCTATTATTCTCGTTTAGAGTGATATATGTAATACCAAAACAAAACCACACTAAATGGAGGATGAGAACATGAAAGAAATCAAGGCATTTGAAGAAGCCAAAGCAACCGGCGCAAACTTTAAGGAATCAGGAATCAACAGCACCATGTACTGGGCTTACGAAAGAAGCAAGGAAGCGGGAAACGACACCATCGACTTTTCTGAGGTCATTTGGGATTACGACATTGAACCCATTGTTAAAGCCTGTAGAGCGTACGGAATTGACCATATCACCATTTCAAGCACCTTCTCAGGGCTGATCACAACCCTTGCCGAATTTGAAAAGCACGGTTGCAGGATGGACGGACTTACCACGGTTAAGACAAGCTATACCGACTGGCAGACCGGCGAAAAGCAAATGCTACCGGCAATCTTAGTTAGGATTTAAGGAGGGTTTAGACCATGTGGAGAGAAGGTAAAATCGAAGTCGAAAATAAAACCATTTATTACTGGATCAAAAGCTTTGACTTAGGCTCCCCTTACGGCATTGATGAAGGTAGGATTTCAAAACTGATGCTAAAGCGAGATGGCCAGATCATTGCAAACTTTGATAGAGGCTGGGACATTGAACCCATCGACGCTAATGCGCAAGCTGCACTTGAAGTTTTGGTGAAGGAATACAATTAACAACAAGATAGAAACGCATAGCGGAATAGGGCTGCATAGCTCTTTTCCTCGTTACAGAAGACCTTAGGGTCTATTTTTTATGTTTTTTTAAAGGAGGTGTCCGCATATCCGAAAACTAAAGAAGTATAAACCAACCTCTTACATGGCGAAGGATTCCCATTACAGCAAGGAGATGGCGGACTATGCAGTAGGTTTTATTGAATGCCTCTCCCACACCAAAGGAACCTGGGCTGGAAAGCCATTTGAACTGATAGATTGGCAAGAGCAAATCATCCGGGATTTATTTGGAACCATAAAACCAAATGGCTATCGTCAATTTAATACGGCGTATGTAGAGATTCCAAAGAAGATGGGAAAAAGTGAGCTTGCGGCGGCTGTTGCCCTGCTCTTAACCTGTGGTGATAATGAAGAACGTGCTGAGGTTTATGGCTGCGCTGCGGATCGTAACCAAGCCTCCATCGTTTTTAACGTGGCTGCTGATATGGTGCGTATGTGCCCAGCCTTATCCAAGAGGGTTAAGATTCTGGACTCACAGAAAAGACTGATCTACCAACCCACCGGAAGCATCTATCAAGTGCTTTCTGCCGATGTTGGAAACAAGCACGGCTTCAACACCCATGGCGTTGTATTTGATGAACTTCATACTCAACCCAATCGAAAACTTTATGATGTTATGACAAAAGGTAGTGGTGATGCTAGGATGCAGCCTTTGTACTTTCTTATCACCACTGCCGGAGATAATCAAAACAGCATCTGCTGGGAAGTGCATCAGAAAGCGCTAGACATCATGGCAGGAAGGAAAAACGACCCTACATTCTATCCCGTGATTTATGGTGCCGCTCTTGAAGATGACTGGTCCGATCCAAAGGTCTGGAAGAAAGCAAATCCATCCCTCGGCATCACTGTCAGCATGGATAAAGTAAAAATGGCCTACGAGTCTGCGAGACAAAACCCCGCTGAAGAAAATAGCTTCAGACAGCTTCGGCTCAATCAATGGGTTAAGCAGGCTATTCGCTGGATGCCTATGGATAAATGGGATGCCTGCGCATTCCCCGTTAATCCAGAAGCCCTCAAAGGTCGCGTCTGTTATGGCGGGCTGGACTTATCATCTTCCACTGACATTACGGCCTTTGTACTTGTCTTCCCTCCGCAGGATGAAGATGACAAATATATGGTTCTTCCATACTTCTGGATACCAGAAGACAGCATTGATCTTAGGGTTAGACGTGATCACGTCAATTATGATGTGTGGGAGAAACAAGGCTTCCTTCTGACTACCGAAGGTAACGTGGTCCACTACGGATTCATCGAAACCTTCATTGAGGAGCTTGGGATGAAATATAACATCCGCGAGATTGCCTTTGACCGCTGGGGAGCAGTTCAGATGACTCAGAACCTAGAAAACTTAGGGTTCACAGTTGTCCCTTTTGGTCAGGGATTTAAAGACATGTCACCACCAACTAAGGAACTGATGAAACTCACACTAGAGCAGAAAATCGCTCATGGTGGTCATCCTGTTCTCCGCTGGATGATGGATAACATATTTATTAGAACCGATCCTGCTGGTAACATCAAAGCAGACAAAGAAAAATCCACTGAGAAGATTGACGGTGCTGTTGCCACAATCATGGCTCTTGACCGAGCGATCCGCTGTGGTGGAGCAACTAGTAATTCTGTTTATGATGATCGTGGGTTGATTGTGTTTTAATAAAAAGAACTTTATATAAATTGAATATTTTTCTTGTAATCTGGTAAAAACTATATTACAATATAGTTAACCGATAAGTTAAGTTAACTAAATGGTTAATTTGAGGGGAGGGGTGGTCATTAAGAGTGCTAATTGAATATGAGAATGATTCTGTTAAAGATATTTTTACTGATTTTGATTTAATGAAAAAGAAAATTGGAAATGAAAAAACAAAAACTGTCAAGAAAAGACTTAATCAGTTAAAAGCCTCTTCAAACTTCAGCATTTATCTAATGACCGGACTGGGGAAACCTCACCCATTATTTGAAAATTTGAAGGGGTACTATGGGATTAGCATAACTGGAAATGTTAGACTTGTAGTAAAACCAGATTCAATAAATTTAGAGCCTGAAGAATTAAAAAAGTGTGAAACAGTAATTATTAAGGGGGTGATGGATTATCATGGCAGAAAAATTGATTGGTTTATCTCGTGATCTTATAATACATCCGGGAGAAACTTTAAAAGAAATGTTGGAAGACAAAGAAATGAGTCAACGAGAATTGGCTATAAGAACTAATGTGAAGGAACCTCATATTAGTGCTATTGTTAAAGGTAAAAAACCTATTTCTGTTTCATTTGCGAAAAGATTGGAATATGCCTTAGGTATTGATGCGAGTTTCTGGATAAATCTTCAGTCAAACTATGAAAAGGAGTTGGCTGATTATGAGGAGCTAAATGAAATATCAAGTGAAGAAATTAGTATATTGAAAAAAATAAAAAGATTAACAGACTATGCTAAAGATATCCGATTAATCGATCTTGACGCAGAAGGTTCACTTTTAGTTATTGTATGGAGAAAGCTTTTGAATATAAGTAAACTGACTCATATTGGTGAAATTTCGCAGTCAGGGGCTTATCGTTTAGCCTCTTCTGATAACATTGACGCGGATATTCTCTTTACTTGGCTTAGAATTACTGATTTAATAACCAAACGTCAACAACTAGAAACCGAATTGAATATTGAGTTACTGAAAGAGAAACTTCCTTTATTTAAAGCTCTTACATTCGAAGATGTTGAAACGATACATGTTAGACTGAAGGAGTATCTAGCTGAATGTGGAATAAAGTTTGCTATAGCTAAGCATTTTACTGGAGCTCCTGTTCAGGGTGTGATTAAGAAAGGTAATGATGGTACTTTAAGTCTAATCATGACTTTTCGAAGAAAGTATGCAGATGTTTTTTGGTTCACTTTTTTTCACGAAATAGGACACATTATCAACGGAGACATAAAAGATCGTTTGATTGATTACGAAGGAACGGAAAACGAAATCGAAACTCAGGCAGATAGATTTGCAGCAGATTTTTTGATAGATCCGATTAAATACAAAGAGCTTGTTGACACCGGGGATTTTTCTCTTACAACAATCAGAAATTTATGTGAAGAAATGAAAGTACCGCCATATATCCTTATTGGCAGATTGCAGCGAGAAAAGCATATAGAATATCATTGTTATTCAGATGAAAAGATCAGATATGAGCTTGATGAAATCGAAAGAAAAATAGGATAAAACAAATCAAGCCACTTAAAGTTTAGCCTCAGAAATGGGGCTTTTTTCATGCCCATTTAAAGGAGAGTGATGTCCATGGGAATATTGCAAGGGATATTTAAGGCGCGTGATAAACCTAAAAATACTCTTTCAGGAAGTTATTACAGCTTCTTTTTTGGAAGTACTAGTGCTGGTAAGCCAGTTAATGAGCAAACCGCCATGCAAATGACCGCAGTGTATAGCTGCGTGAGAATCTTATCGGAGACCTTAGCTGGTTTGCCTCTTCATGTTTACAAATACAATGATTCAGGCGGAAAGGAGAAAAACCTAAAACACCCACTTTACAAGTTACTTCATGATGAACCAAACCCTGAGATGACTTCTTTTGCGTTTAGAGAGACGCTGATGAGTCATCTTTTATTATGGGGTAATGCCTATTCTCAGATTATTCGAAATGCTCGAGGTGAAGTGATATCTCTCTATCCACTGATGCCAAACAAAATGACGGTCGATCGCGATTCAAGTGGTCGGCTTTTCTATTTGTATCAGCGTGGTAGTGAAGATGCTCCTACTCTTGGTAGAGACAATCAGGTGTATCTTTCACCATCGGACGTCCTTCATATCCCAGGACTTGGCTTTGACGGACTGGTAGGCTATTCACCCATAGCCATGGCGAAAAATGCTGTGGGCCTTGCCATTGCTACAGAAGAGTATGGAGCTAAGTTTTTTGCTAATGGTGCTTCACCTGGTGGCGTCCTGGAACACCCCGGTACCATTAAAGACCCTGCAAGGATTAAAGAATCCTGGAATGCAGCTTATCAAGGAAGTGGTAATGCCCACCGGGTGGCTGTCCTTGAAGAAGGTATGAAGTATCAGCCTATTGGTATTTCTCCTGAACAGGCTCAGTTCCTAGAAACCAGAAAGTTCCAGATCAATGAGATCGCTCGTATCTTTAGAGTGCCCCCTCATATGCTTGCTGATCTAGAGAAGTCATCCTTTAGTAACATCGAACAGCAATCACTGGAGTTTGTAAAATACACCCTCGACCCTTGGGTGGTCCGCTGGGAACAGTCAATGTGTAGAGCGCTACTAATGGAAAGTGAGAAGCCTAATGTCTTTATCAAGTTTAATGTGGATGGCCTATTACGTGGTGACTATGTTAGCCGAATGAGTGGTTATGCCACTGCAAGGCAGAACGGTTGGATGAGTGCCAATGATATCAGAGAACTAGAAAATCTGGATAGAATTCCAGAATCCCTAGGTGGCGACCTCTACCTCATCAACGGTGCCATGACAAAATTACAGGACGCAGGCGCGTTCGCAAATATCAAAGAAACGGAGGAACCTAAATGAAGAAGTTTTGGAACTGGGCACGAGATGAAAATACGGGTGTCCGAACACTCTACCTAGATGGTGTTATTGCCGAAGACTCATGGTTTGACGATGATGTCACCCCTAAGGCATTTAAAGCAGAGCTTACTGCCGGTGAGGGTGACATTGTTATTTGGCTCAATTCTCCAGGAGGTGATTGCATTGCTGCTAGTCAGATTTACGCCATGCTGATGGATTACAAGGGCACTGTTACCGTAAAGATTGATGGCATTGCAGCTTCTGCCGCCTCTGTCATCGCCATGGCGGGAACAACGGTGCTCATGGCACCAACAGCCCTTATGATGGTCCACAATCCACTTACAGTGGCCATTGGGGACAGCGAGGAGATGAAAAAAGCCATCGCCATGCTTTCTGAAGTTAAGGAGAGCATCATCAATGCCTATGAAATCAAAACAGGCCAGTCAAGAACAAAGCTCTCCCATCTTATGGATGCTGAAACCTGGCTCAATGCGAAGAAGGCCATCGAGCTTGGCTTTGCAGATGGCATCTTGGAGGATGAAAAGAATAGAAATCAGACTGAGGACTTCACCTATGCCTTTAGCCGCAGAGCTGTTACCAACTCCCTGCTGGATAAGGTAAAACCCAAACTAGCAAAAGAGAATACTGGCACCCCAATTGAGTCGCTAGAAAAGCGGCTTTCTTTAATTCAACACTAAATTTTAGGAGGAAAACACTATGAATAAAATTCTTGAACTACGTGAAAAAAGAGCAAAATCCTGGGAAGCTGCTAAAGCATTCCTGGATACCAAAAGAGGTACAGATGGAATTGTATCTGCTGAAGACACTGCAACCTATGAAAAGATGGAAGCTGATGTTGTTGCCCTTGGTAAGGAAATTGACCGTCTTGAAAAGCAGGAAGCTCTGGATCGTGAGCTTTCAAAGCCACTTAACACACCACTTACCGGAAAACCTATCTTCCAGGGTATGGAATCCAAAGGCGGCAGAGCCTCCGCAGAATACCAGAAAGCATTCTGGAATGCTATGAGAACCCGTTCTGGTGAAGGGCTTGATCCAGTGATTAAGAACGCACTGCAGATTGGCACTGACACGGAAGGTGGTTACCTTGTACCAGATGAGTTCGAGCGAACAC